CAGTTGCGAAAACAAATTCACCACCATGCGATGCTTGGTCACCAAAAGTGAAAATCAAGTTTCCATCCTCGGTCCTAACAACGAATGAGTTGTGTTCAGTGTTTGCAGTTGCCTGGAAGTTGAATCTCTGCACACTTGCCATTCCTGGTTCGATCTCAACGTCCCACTTAACACCTTTGAACTTCACGGTCTTGAGTTTCTCGTTGATAATCTCAGCATTCATAAATCTGTAGTCATTCTTGAAGTCACCCTTTTCATTCTCAAAGTGTATACCTGTAGGAACTGTTGCTCCGGCTCTCTCGCCAGTCAACACAGTTATGTTTGCTTTCTCCTTGTACTCCGGACACTTCAAGTGGATGTCTAACTTACCCATCTGAGGCATTCCAAACGTACCAGACATTTCTGCCTGTGGCTTGTGGAAAGACCCTTGTAGGATCACAGATCTGTCTTCGGCCATTGAGTCGATTGAAGTTTCCTTATCGTCCCCAGTGATTTTAACAAGATCCAAGAATCCCAGTCCATGCGTGTGTTTAACGATGTCTTTTAAGATGTCTATCATAATGTTCTTATTGTATATGATATTTAGGTCTTAGTCTAGTGTTATTTCAGAAACTTTGTACACTGCTGGATTTTGTTTACCAGGCTTCTTGAATATGGCGTAACTGGCACCAGGTCGGAACTGATTCATTTCCACGATCTCGTAACCCTCGTCCTCGATCATCTGTGTCATTGCGGTCTTGGTGTTGTAGTTCCAGTAACCACGTTGGGCCTGGTCCAGCTCTTGATCGTAATGACAGTCGGCATACTGTATGAAGCAGTAACCCCCGGGTATTAGCACTCTCTTAATGTCATGCAGGTACTGTTGCACATGCTGTTGTGTGAAGAAAACGAAAGTGTCCCAACTGAACACAAGGTTGCAACTGCCCTGCGGTATGTTGGTACATTCAGTGTTCCTGGTTTTATAAAATTTCAAATACTTTCTATGCTGGGGATTAAATTTGTTTAATATTGGGGCTTCAATTGTATGTGTTATGTCCAAGAAGAAATTTAATCTCCATGTCCTGAAATCCATAGAGAACATGCCATTGCCTGGCCCAATCTCTAGGCTGTTGTAGAGGTTGGTCTTTGCAAATTGGAATATCTTGGTCTGTATCTGTCTTGCGAGTATAGAATCAACAATGGGCTTCTTTTCTTTCTGCTTTAGGTCTCTAGAGAACCACTCTGGAGTCTTGTCCATCCTGTCTATGACCTCTTTGTTATTGGCGTCAACTGCCAACTCTATATCCTTTAGTATTTTGAGATTTGAGTCAATCAACTCCTGCAGGTCCTCTTTCTTGACCTGTTCCAATTTTTCTATCAGTAATTTTATCTCTTCTATGCTTAACATATGATTATTTAAAATTCAAACAGCTTGTTGAATGTGTTACTGGTTTCAGTGCTCTGCACGTCCCAGTCCAACACACCTATAAGGTTATCCAGTTTCTGGTCCAGGATGCCCGTTTCCATAGCATCTCCATCAAATGGCAGTTCTTTGAACCACTCCGGTATACGCATCTCGTCTACAGGATACGCAATACTTGTATAGCCTAATGGATTCTGTTTAAGTTTACACACGATCACTTTCGCACCATCTGTTATGGGCATACTGTATTTGTCTCCGTACATTTCTCTGCATCTGTTCCAGTTCATGCTGGCCCTAACGTGTCCAGGCATGTTTGCCCTACCGGCTTTCTCTTCCGCCGCTGTGTACTTGGTCATGTTGTTCGCTCTCTTGGGTGATCCCTTCTCCCAACCTGGCATGGCCTTGAACTCTGCCCTGAATTCACTGATCCTGTCCAACACGATCTTCTCATCTTTTCCTTGCAACACCATGTACAGTACCTCACTCAGGAAGTCTTGCACGAACACAGGTGTGTCAGAACGTTTGAGATCAAGCCCCATTGCCTTCATCTTGCCATCCTTGCCCTCGACATCTGCACGTTTTCCTTCTTTGTCGTAGTACAACACGGCATATCTTTTCTTCGTGATGAACAATCCTTTTGATGCAACAAGTTCTCTACCTGCCGCAATGACTTCTCCACGTGTACTTGGCGTGTGGAATGCCTTGGTCATGAATGATTTGAATGAGCTGTTGACCTCATCTGCTATTTTATCATAAAGTGCTACAACGGAATCTTTGGTCCATGGTATGACACCTTCCTTTATCTCTTTCTGCAGTGTCTTGAATGCCGAGAAGTAAACGGAATCTGTGTCTCCGTACACAATACTCTCACCTTTGTGGTCATACTCACCTGTCACGACCTCGTTGACCTTGCTGGCCATGTGTTGTGTTATACATCTTCCTGTGAGCGTTACACTCTGTCCAATCCTCATGTCAAAGAACCTACACCCCGGGTTCAGGATCGCTCCATACAGACTGTTCAGGTTGATCTTCTTGACCAACTGTCTCTTGTCCCAATACTCCCTTTCGATCTCGTTGTCTCCGCACTCACGCATCTTCCTCTGCATCTCTTGTCTTTCCTCATACCAACGTTTTAGTAATCCTGGAATGATTGCTTCGTAGTCGTATGTGAACAGGGTGCCATTCGCACTCAACATCCATTTGTTGTTGCCATCGAAAACCAACTCATACAGTTGTGCCGCACTCATCCTCACGCTGGTCTGGTCTTCCCAATCCACTATGATCTCTGTGCCTTTCTCTTGATTCATCACCGCAACATACTCCCAACTGCCAAACTGACTGTCCCATGCCGCCGCAAATGATTTCTTTGCGTGTATGGCCCTGTTGATCTCTGCGGATGTTATCACAGGTCTTATCTGTCCTATGATGGTCTCCGGTCCCATGTTCAATGCCCTGATCACACTAGGATACAGCGAGTTGATGTCAACAGATCCTATCCAGTCATGTATTCCCTTCTGTGGGGTTGCCACGTGGGCTCCCGCCGCCGGTTGATTCACCTCACCGTCCTTCTTGTACTTCCTGCCTGGGACTATCATGCCACGTCTGTGTGTTTCATTCACGATGGCCTGTTCTGTCACTGCAACTGCACCCATTGTTGTTTGCAGTAGCACAGTGTTTTGGTGTGCTATCTCGTTCGCAAGTTCTATGAACTTCAATTTCTTCTCAAGTTTGGCCAACAGTGCAGTATCCTGTCTGTTGTATTCTATGAACAATCCAAAGTCGTTCTTGTACAAGTTATCAAGCGACCCCTCGTAGACTGTTTTCCTTTCATCCAACTCATGTTCACCTATTGCATCTAGCCTGAACGAATGTCTTTCCTCGTATGTGTACTTCCTGTATAGTTCTAGTAGATCCAAGTGTACCCTACCAACCAGATCGAAACTCAACTGTTCTCGACCATACTTCTCGAATATTCTCTTCCTGGGTTTCTGTCCCCAAAAACAAAGACGCCTTGTGTCGTCTGAACTCAGTACCTTCTGTATCCTCCCCACTGTGTATGGGATATCGTAACCTTCACTGTTCCAGCCTGAAAGTATGTCTGCGTCTTGCACCAATTCCAGGAATGCGTCCAGCATGTCCTTCTCTTTCTCGAACAGCATCGTGTTATCAAACCTCTTGGTCAGTTCCTTCGCATCATCCATGCTGATTGTCTTGGGAGGCACTGCAAATGTGACCAGTTGGTCTGTCCAGCTCATGTAACAACTTATGGCAGTTATGGGCATGAACGGGTCGTCTGTTGTCGAGTAACCTCTATCGGGATCAAAGTCCACTTCGATGTCAAAAAACATAACGTTCAGCTTGGGAGTTTCCTTGCCCAGGTAGTTCTCTTCCAGGCACCTGAACACAGGATTGATGTCATGCTCGTAGAGCGTCTTGTTGGATCTTATCCTCTGCTCTTTTATGAATTCTTTCTGTGTGGCACACTGAACCCTCTGTAAAGGTTCACCAGTCATCGATCTGTGTTTGCCCCTTGCGTCCTCGTAGTAGAACACGTACCTTGCGTCATACTCCACGAACACACGACCCTTCTTGGGATCACGTTCCACAACGTAGATCTTGTCCTCATCCTTTTTGTATAATGCGTCTATGTAACTCATAAATTAAATTTGTCCTTATTTCTCAAAATAAATTGTTCACCAGTGTGATTGGTGTAATGCACTCCATCATCGGGAATGTCTCCTAACTCATAAGCAACGCTTAATGGAGATTCCCCAATATGACCAGACATGTCTATGTAATCTGGTAGTTTGGACACCGACCCATCAATAGTTGTCATTTTGTTTGGGGGATTGGTATAGTCATAATAACTGCTCCAGTTGTAAGGTATTTTTAGGGTCTTGCATAATTCTATACCTCGAAAGATTTCATGTAAACTTAAATCGTAAGGACCCTTTTCTGATGTGATGTCATACATGTATGCAAAAAGTTTTTTCAGCATATCACAGGCAAGCCAAGATCCATTGCGACCGCCACTGGCAACCCAATTTCTTCTGTTGGTTTTCCTCTGGAATTTATAATCAGGTATAGTCACTTTGAGGTCAAACGGTAGGTCAATTCTTGATAATCCGGAATATTGTAGATACACGTAATCTGGTATTCCACCTTCGTCCACATATTCAAATAAACGTGAGGTGATATACCTATTGCCAAATCCGCTGGCGGATAGATTTATCCATTCAATGTCTTCAGAACCAAAAAATTTGGAGAACTGCTTATGCAATGGAATACCGTTACTACAACCTATTAAAAGACATTTTTTCATTTTATACTACCACCAATAACTTGCCACGCCGTAACCGTAGACGTTTATGATTGCGAAGTAGCCGGTGATCATCATCACGAACGCCGCTTCTCTTTTGTATGAAGCATAACATTGTGTGACTGCTCCTATAAAGAATCCCGGGTACACGATGGTCATGTCCGGATCCGAGGCCGTGATCGCTAGTGTCATACTTGCTCCAACTGTGAATATGAAACTGACCAGTTCAAAATAGAATGCTACTCGGTCACTCTCATAGCTACGAAGCCAGAATAATCTGACTTTTTCCACTATAATTTGCCTGCGGCCACTAGTATGGATTCCAACACGTCTAAATCGTCTGTTAGATTCTTATAACTGTCCTTGTGTGCTATTGCTATCGCTTTGTTGATAATTGCGGGTTTGAGTTCAAGCTCTTCTGCTATCGCTTTCACTGTGTCTCTCAATCCACCTTTGAGGTCGTCCACTTCGCCTAGTACCTGTGAACCCTGTGATATGATCTGTATCAGCTTCTGCTTCTCTGCGTCATTGAAATTTCTTACTGCCATTTGTTTCTCCTGTTGTTATCCAACAAGTATATAACAGATCTGTATGTAATGCAAATTATTT